GGTAATGAATAGTAAGGATACTCAGGTTGGTATGCAATACCTATTGCGCCTCCGAAATTTTTATACCAACATGCATCATCCCGCAATTCATTCTTTTCCTTGCTCCATCCTAAAAACTTTGCGATAGACTCGTTACGCTCCTTAACTGATATTTTTCTGTCCAACATTTTTTTATTTTTTAAATTGAGTTAATTGGTTTTATTTATTGAGTGATTGAAGGTATTCATTTACCTTGCCTACAAGGTTGTTATAATGATCGCCCCATGTTTTAAAAATTTGAATAGATTCCCACATTGCATCACTCAACTGCTGTTCTGTAAATTTCTTCTCTCCCTCCTGTACATCAGGCTTTGCATCTGCTACAGGGTGTTGTGACTTGGTTATTTCTTCACCATATTTTTCCATCGCCTCTATGACACGTTTCCATACTTTACTGGTTAATTCACGACAAGCATCACCGCCAAACTCATCAAAGCATTCGTCTAATATAGTGGCTGCATTCGGCTCTAACTTAGCTATTGGCTTTTGTTGTTCTTCACTCTCTCCATCTGTAGAAGGCTGCGGAGTAGCTTGTGTGAACCAATATGCTATAGCACTGTCAAGCCTTATCCAACCTTCTCCTATTTTATAGCGAGCCGCACCCTTTGAATTATCTCTGTGTATTACCATATACGCTCCGTTTCTCTTTGGATCTTCTGAGTAAGGGTGTTTTATATATAATTCAGGATTAAGCAAATCTTCTATTGTTGGCTTTTCTTCCTGCTGTACAGTACTTTCCTCTTTAGGAATATCTCCACCGAGTTCTCTCGGTTCCTGCTGCATTGAAATGTAATCTATCTCGTTACAGTTTACGCATCCATGTTCAAATATTCGTGACCCGCAATCGGGGCAAGTTTTATATGCCATTGTTAAGTTGTTTTAGGTTGAGCGATGTTTAATTCTATTGCGGTTTTCTTCCGCTAAGGTTGCGGTGTCCCGGTTAGTTGTTATGGTACAAGTTTTATTTTTGAATCTATGAAATATGGCTCGTTGGAAAATATTTCATTAATCTTTTTTACTACTTCTGATACATCAATCTTTTTAAGATTGGTATAAACCTCATTCGTATTATCGCAACCTGTTTGATCTTCATACTCTTGTGCATATTGGTCTGCTATCAATTCTTTCAAACTTTCTTCATTAACTAAATAATAGTTCGGTTTAATATCGGCAAGTGTTAAATCTTCACTTTCAAAATCTTCTTTCGTCAAGTCATTTATTTTTTCTAAAAATTGCCAACCATGCCGAGGATGAAAAAATTGAGTATATCCTTTTGATAACGCTGCATCCACGGTTAGCGTTTTTTGTTCTTTGCTCATGTTAATATTTTTATTTAAGTTTTAGAATTACATGATTATCTCCTCTTATTCCGTTTGCTTTTAGAAGGGAGCGGAGGGATTCAAGGGCTGTAGTTGTTGCGGAGAATGATTTTGTATTACTATAATCAATAAAACAATATTCACCTTCTGCAAAAGGATATTCGTGAGCATCCACCATCCCCGCTGCCTGTTCTTCTGTTATATCCTTCAATGTGTTTACGTACTCCCATTCACCGGGAGGAAGTGTTTTAGTATAATCTTTCCACGGTTGTTTAAATGAAAAGGGGATAGGTATAAGTGGCAGAAACATTGTAATAGCATATTTCTTTTTACTCCTGTTGTTCATATCTCCAGGAGCTAAAAGATGTATTTTATAAGCCCCTTCCGGTACTTCCACCACAAGTATAGTTGCTGATTCTGTGCTTATTTGTTGCATGACTTTTAATTAAGTAGTAACTGATCGTTATTGGAAATGGACTGATAAAGCGTTTCTCCTGTTTTTATAACCGCATATGGTAAAAATATCTCAGCCATAGAAGCTAAGTCTGATTCTATGAATGCCATTTGCGCTTCTATCCATACCTTTATAATTCGCCATCCTGTACGCAAAGCTTGTTCTTCATTACACATTGACCGAGGTACACTTTTTTGCCTTTGCATAGCCTTTAAAACACCCTTAAAATTACACGGTAAAGCAAAGGCTTGCATCCTATCATTCCAATCAATACAGAAGGTTATGGCAGATGGTAAACGGTTCTCATCATTATCAACAATTATTTTAGTAGCCCCATGCTTTGATAATAATTGCTGTATTTCTGAAATCGTTTTATAGCTATCAATCTTCGTTGTATAATTTAGTATTGCCATTTATATTTTATTAAAAACAGAACTTGGAAATATTGTGTCTATATATTTATACTGAATATCATTCTTTAAGAAATAATACAACCAAATTAAATTGCATTCCGGGGAAACAGCAAATGTATTATCTACTTTTATTTTACCGGTGAGGGCATCATAATATGTAATGCTTATCCATTTATCATTTTTTGAAAACTTAATATGTAAACACTCTCCGCTATAATTATTACAATTAGAATGCTTGTCAAGACCATTCACTTGTTTTTGCAAACTGCCGAAAGATATTTTTTCCTGAGGATTTATATTTACTTTGTAGTTCATACCTAAAAACATTTATCCCTGCTCATAGAGTGTGGCGAAATCAAAATTATAAATTATCCGGAACGGACAAAAGATAAAATAGATAACACTCTACTTGCAGGAATTATTTAAAATAAGATTTGTTGTAATTGACATTATAATTTTGATTTTCGCTACGCTAAGGTAAGAACATTTTAGATACTGCCAAATTTATTTTTGAAATAAAAAAAGCACACCCTAAAGTGCGCTTAACCAAAACATGAAAAACTTATTTTACCAATCCTGAGCGCCACCGCCTTGCGCTACTTTTGGCGCTGTATAATTTGTTGTTACTGTACCGCCGGCATTCTCTACTGTTTTAACGGCTGCAGCAGTACTGTTTGTAAGAAGGTTTTTAATAAGGTAGCCTATGAATGTACCTATGGCTGTGATCGCTATTTGTTTCCAAACTATAGGCGGATTTTGAAGGGCCTGCTGCACTGCCACAAGGGTAGGCACAATGACAGCTAATATTGCTCCCTTTAAAAAGTCTGATCCTTTAAGTTGCAGGAAATCTGATTTTAAACTCATAATATTAATTTTAAGGTTTTTTACTTATTTCTTTTGCCTTACCAAAGATATTGATTTTGTAGTAAACGGTATCTATCCTTACTTCCTGAACTGCGTAATCATTGGCATATTCGGGTTTAGTAATTATTACCGGGTTGGATGCAACTTCTTTGTAAAAGGTATTTTCTTTTTTAAGTTTGGAAAGCACATACTTTAAACTGTCATTCTCCTGGGTGATGCGCTTCATTGCCGCTAACGTTAGCTTAGTATTATGCACTATCGGGCTGTCAAGGGATATAGCCTCCCTTAATTTAGTTTGGGTAGCCTGCTTAATACCGGCATTTATCTGCTGCTTTATATAATCTTCCCCTTTGGGTGCCTGATCCTTTGTACCTGCTAAAACACAGGTGAAAATACCTAACAAAAAGTAGAATGTCGGTTTCATTTTATTTTTAATATTTTTTTTGCACTGTCCTGTATCTCTAACCTTCTTTCTCTTTGCTCAACTGACCTTACTGCTGCGTCATACTTTTCTGTGTTACATTCTTTTAATTCAAATTGAGCCTGCTCCTTTTGAGATCGCTCATATATTATCGTCAATTCCTGTGCCTTATTTTTCTGATAGTATACAATTCCTACCGTAGATGACAAAGCGGTAATTACAGCAAGAGCAAACATTATTGAAATTCGCTGCCACGGGCTTTTTATTCCTTGCGTCCATGCTGTTGTATCTGCCATTCCTCATAACTGTAGGTTTGCCTGCCGTTTTCTGTATACTGTTAAATACCAAAGTATTGCGCTTACTATGCCTACCATAATAAAATTAAGTGAATAAAAGTCTGTTTTAAAATTATAGAACCATAAGCATAGATCAAAGATAGTCCATGCTAAAAATTCATAACAAAAAAGAAGCATCCATTTATCTTTCCAAAATCCTAAAATGAATATTATTGCCGCTATTGCCCACTTAATTTCTTCTGATATTTTTTTGATGTTCCATTTCATTTCCCAAAAGTAAATCCCGTTAGGGTGCGATTCGTCTATGGGGTTAATATGAATCCAACAGGTTTTATAATTACTAAAATACCCGTTCTCCCATAGCCGCCATGATTCACCGATAAGATAAATGAGGTACATAAGAATGACAGCAGAAGCCTGCCTTTTGTTATCTGTCAGAAACTTTATAGATTTCCTTACAGATAGCGCCATCATACCACATATCATTAACCATGAGGTTCTCAAGATACTTCCGGATCTGCACCATGAGGATTGCCACTTGCAAAAGCGGAATCAACTGCCCCGATAGCTGTTATTGTGCTTGGTACGTTTGCTTCAGGAATACGCAATGCAGCACTTCTTGTATGCGTGTAAGTAACTGCTGTACCATTCCATGTAAGCACCATGCTTGGTTCATCCTTTGCATCTGTAGGAAGAGAAACCACAATTATTTTATCTGCCATCTTATTTAGTTTGTGCCTTACGGCGGTTAAAAGTTAATATGTTATCTCAAGTTGTTTAGTGGTCGGGGCGGTAACAGTAACATTCGTTGCGTTAATTCTGTATAGCCTGCACAATGCGTTTGCGGGAATCTCACCGCTGAGTTCCTGATCTTGATTTCCTGTAAGTGTTACTGCCAAAGAAAATACATTTGAAACGCTGCCGCACGTTATCCACGTAGTACCGCCGTCAGTGCTGTAATCTAACTGAACATATCCGTTGGATGTTGTCAATGTAAGAGCAAATGCGAAATTAATCGTGTAATGAGCACGTGCGTTCTTTGTAGAACTTATTGTGAATGTATTATTGCTTCCTGTAGTGGATAGTAAACGTGAGGGTGCTGTGTTGAATGAAGGCGCTGCCGCTGTATATTGAGGCACATTTAAAACCCCTGTTGAATTGTTGTACGTAGCAGCGCCGGATGTACCGGTAGTTGTAATAGAAATGGCTGTCCGTGCCGTACTTGTACCATCCGTTATTCCGTAGCCGCTCAAAGTTGTGGGCTTGCCGGTAACTGATGCAAATGTTTGTGCCGGTACGCTTGTTAAGAATCCCGAAGGATTTCCCGAAAGCGGGTAAGCATCAGAAATTCCATATCCCAAAAGTGTAGTAGGCTTTCCTGTTAATGAAGCAAAAGATTGAGCAGGAACACTGCTTATATATCCGTTTGGATTTGTAGCGTTGTAAGGCGTATAGCCCAATGCTGTAGTAACTTGTCCGCTTGATATGCTTGTTAAATACCCTACATCATTTGTCCATTGTGAAATATTACCGGACTTATTTGTAAGTGTATTTGTTGAAGAAGGCGTGAGGTAGGTTCCTGCGGGTTGATATGTTGACGCAGCGGTGCTACTCAAAAGATACCCTGCGGTAGCATGATTACCCCAACCATATGCAGTGTTCCAATTTGATATATTCGTGCCTGTTATTCCACTTGCTACAGATGCAGTAAATACGGGATCTATTTCTGTGGTTACGGGCGTACCTCCTAAAGCTGTTGCTATAGATCCTGCGGTCAGCGCTGCCGTAAACATTGCTGCAAAAGCCGCCGTCCTCATTTTAGTATCTAATGTGTCAGGCAAACCGAGTACTGTTGTCATTGGCACTACAATCTCCCTCATAGGAGTAGATTTTAAACGTCCGTTAGGCATCTTCCAAAGCATTGCACCGGTAGGATTACCGCCCGCCGTATCAATACCGCTTAATACAAACTCAGGAGCGATAAATTCCACTTTTGTAGAATCGCTGACACGACCTACTACTTTTAAGGTTACATTGTTTCTGAACTCTCCGCTACGCATCACATTGTTTACTACATAAGAAATACCTTGCGCAAAGGTTTCTTTAGCACCGAATAATGCAAATATTGCTGCAATACATTTCACGGTAATTTTCAGCATCTTAATTAACAGGTGTATCATTGGTTTGTTTTTAAACTTTTATTGTATAACATCCCATCTTTCATTTCCCTCATCATACTTCAACTTATAGGAATAATCTACATTTCCGAATGCGCCTAACGACACTTCAGTTTCATAATTACCCGTATTCTTATTCATAATTCCTCCATGTCCATAGGCTATTTTAATATTAGAGGTGTTACCGGAACCTCTGTAAATTGTTATTTCTCTCCTATCTACTGTCCCGGTAAGCGTAATAGTATAATCTGCGCCACCGTTTTGCGCCGGGATAACTACATCATCATCTCCTAAAGTGTAAGCGGCTGATACAGGTGTATTGTTTCTTACTACTCTTCTTGTTTCATTAAAAGAACGCTGAATGAATGCGTTTGAAGTTGAATTTCCTGAGAAGTCCTGATCGCTCCACACCCCTACAGATGCAGGATCATTTGCCGTTAATTTAATACTATTAGCATTCCCTAATTCCACCTGTGTTCTATAAGACCCTCTTTGATTTCTCAATATCAAACTTTGTTCATCATCATCCTCACTTAAATATCTATAATTATCAGCATCTCCATTCAGATTACCTGAATATATAAATCTTGTGCTTGTGTTGGATTTTAGTTCTATATCTCCCGTTACAGGTCCGCTTGTTCCATCTGTACCCGTAATAGGTATGTATGCACCGCCGGCTGCTGCCTGCCATGTAGCATTACCCGAAGCATCGGATGTGAGGACTTTGCCGGAGGCTTGATTTCCGTCTGTGTATTTTAAAGTGCCAAGTAAATCAAGAGTTGCTGTAGCCGTTCTTTGCCCTACTGCTAAACCTCCGGGAGTGTTAAAATAAGTTGTCCCGCTTGCACGTATAGCAGCCTGTGAGCTATCATTCCGGGGATCGCCACCATTTTTAGGCGCAAGAAAATAAAGATCTCCATTGGCTTTTTGAGCCATGTAAGTATATTGGGTTGTATGACCGCCATTTGTCCAAAACTTCAACCATCTGTTTTTTATGCGACTGTCTTTGCTTAACCAACCAACCATTGCAGAATCATAATTTGCATATCTTTCTTCCGCCATTGGGTAGCCCCCTGAGATATCTTTACCGTAAATGAAATGTCGGTAGGCCCAATCTATATTACTTGTAGAGTTACTCCACGTACGCATAATAGGCGTCACATATCCGGCTGTATTGCTATAATTCTGTAAGCTCCATCCGTTACGGCCGTAAGGCGTTTTTGTACTTATCGCAAGTCCCTGTCCGTTCTCATTTCCCCAAGACTTATCTACAATAATATTCATTGCGGCATAATCCTGTTCTAACGCATCGTCTCCAGCCATTTTTGAATGCACTGTATCAGCGCCTACCCAAACCTTATCTTTTGCAATTGTGGTTGTCTGAGTTGGTGTACCTTGAGCAAACCAAAGAGCCTTATTATTTAAATTAGCCTTCCTGTTACCTGTAAATGATGCCGAGGTGCTGTAAATTGAAGTATCTATATTACCAAAGGCTCCTGATGAAACTAACATCCATTTAGTTCTTGCGGTGTTCCTGTACCAATAAGCATCAGGAGTAATAGTGTGAATTAAAGCTCCTGAATACGCTTTATTGTATTGTGTATTTGCTGCAGCCGTGTCTACTACGTCAATAGGAATAAAATTCGTTTTAATAGCACCGGGAGCAGGAATCAGCGTGCCAGAAGAACCCTGATGTGATCCTAATACAGGATATTGAGCCATTGAGGTAAGGCCCGATACAATGAATGAAATTAAAAATATTATTTTTCTCATGATCAATTCTTTAAGTGTTATTTTATAGGGCTAAGGAAGATGATTAATTTGCTGTTTTCAAGCCACTTGTATGGTCTTGTAATTGTTCCGGATAATGGGTTATGGATAAAATCGGGATTGGGCTCAAGACCATTTTCGTTTAAATTATCTACCTCGAGTTTATGTACTACCACATTTTTTAATGCATTGTTTTGAAATGTGCTGCTGTCTACTATAGGTGAATCATGTGTAGTACCTACGGTAAATTGTAATGTTGTCATTGTGTTAAAATATTTAGGTTAAAAAAGCAAAAATAAACAGATCAACCCACTTTTATAAGGTCTAAAAAGTCTCAATTTTAACATATTCCCCTGATTGAAGACCAACATTTAAAATAATATTGTTTGAAACAACATCTTTTTGATAATATATAGATCCGTCCCCGGGGTTTATTCCCGGCACTATTTGAAACCCTCTTATCACACTTACTCTTTTATTGGAAAAAGCGACCGATGAAATTGTATCGCTGCCGGCATAAATTCCTGTTACTGTTTGCATAGTTCCGGTAACTACAGGAGCCGCACCCCCTACAAATCCTTCTACCCTCACCTCTGTTACACCTGCTCCTGCTGCCACATTGGACCATGCTTTAGTAGAAGGGTTATATACATACATCACTGCTGCGCATGAATCAAAATATACTGCTGCCTGTTTAAGGTCAGTGCCTCTTAACACTGCAGAGCCGCAGCCGGTAGGAAAAAATAAAGTGCTATCTATCGCAATACGATATTGGCGATTCCCGTAAGAAGTGTTATTTCTTATCCAACCTCCCTGAGCAAAAGAGGATTGGCATATTGCAAGTACTATTAAGAAAGATAGTATTTTTTTCATTTTTCAAATTTAACATCTTATTAAACAATATGCACCGATATTATCAACTATATTTTTACTCCCTGCACGTTGCAAGGGAACCCCTGTAGCGCCATCCCTCAACCCGTCTGTAAGATCCAAACCTGCCTGATAAACAGCTGCAGAACCACCGATATAACCTGTACCGCCAGGAGTATTAGAAGTTGAGTGTGGCGTTGCGTGTGCATGGCTTATTGTGCTTTCAATTTCAAGGCTTCCGATAAGGCGAATTGAACCATCTACCCCTTTAAGCATTTGATTTGTCAGCAATGGCAGGCGAAAAGTAGTGCTGCCATCACCTGTACTAAAACACCCTTTTTTAGTGTAATATGTAATACCATCCCTTATAACAGTGGTAGAGTTCCAAGCCGTATCACTTACCACTACCCCTGCATCTAAGGTTTGAATAAAGCTCCATAAACGCGGATAATCTGCACGATTTTTTTCCCTTCCATCCATCAGCAGGGTATTTAATTCACTCTGAAAATAATTGTAAAGCACCTCTCCTACTGCTTTTGCGCCAAAAAGATCATTATCTATGTACAGTTTTCCAAAAGCTTTGTAGCACCGTAGTACCTCGCCTTGCCCCAACACTATTTTTGACTTATTTCCTGTATAATAAAACACATCCCCCGCTGTGGCAGCTATTGAAGCGTTTTTATGATTGCCGCCGTTTGAATAAATATAGAACCATGAAAAATCAGGCATGCCCGAAACAGGCGGCAGTACCGTATTTATTGAAGTCGTAGCAGATTGAAGTATTAAAGCCGTTCCTATATCCGCATTGGTGAACACTTCATCAGCTGTAACGATCCTCGCAGATGAAAATGTAGGCGATGGTGCGCCGGGAGCCAAAGGAACTGCCTGGGGAATGAAAAATATATTAAATTTCTCGTTTGGCTGAAAGTTATCTCCTGCCTGTATCAGGGTAAAACCGTCTGTGTCTTTATGATAAACAGGGTTTGTAGTAGGCGCAAAATCGGGTGTTATCGTACCTGATCCCACCCTTTCAATCCAATAATCCCAACCCGCTAAAGTAGGATCTACATAAGATGTGGCACCGCTTACCAAGCCCGGCGTAATATCCGCTTCCAGGTACTCAGGCAGGCGTACCAAAATGCTGAATGCATTGACAGCCTGGCTAAATGAGTTGCGCACCACCCCGGTAGCGGTCCCGTTCGCCGATTCCCACAGCTTTATTATGTAAATATGGCCCGAGATGCAATTAAAAGTAAAAGATATTTGTAACGGGTTGCCGTACGGTTTTGCCGGTGTAACTGTTTCAAGCAATACTGTAGGCGCTGATGCATCATACAGCGCAAATGCAAAGAAATTAGCAGGGTTTTGTAGTGTGGTCTGTGATGATACGCTGATGTACATTTTAATTATTTATAGTGATTTCTATTAAATCAGTATCAGTAGTGCCGCTTGCATTTGTAACATTCGGTCCGAAAGACTGAGGGTTTACAGATACGATCAATGAATTATCAAGATCGATGCCCGCTGCCGTTACGCTTATACCATCTACATTTCTTGATGGTCTTATTTCTATCTTTTGCAGTTTTTTAGGCGCACCTTTGGTAAATACCGTTTCCCATTCAGCTCCTTCATTCAAGCTGAAGCCTTCGCCGTCCACTTTAGTTTCATCCATCAACAATGCCCGCATTATTTTTTTAGTAACGTAATCCGGCACACCCTCATCACCGAAAATAAAAAGGTCTGTTACTTCATACGTGATTGCATTCAATACGGAAAGATCTGCAGGCTGATTGGTGTAAAATCTTCCCGTGTATTTTTGCCGGAATAAATTATCATAGCCGCCACGCACCCGCATAACGCCCGTAAATGGTGTTACACCATCAAAGACCATCGCCTGAGTATTAAATGAGTTTCTGAACTCAAATAGAACCGTATCTTCCCAATTCTGCTCTACACTCAGGCATTCACTTATAAGCAGATCGCCTACTGTAGTGCTGCTTATTACGATGTAATGGCACCCTGCATCCCACCCGGTTGTATCAATATCATACTGCCATAAAATATACGGATTTATAACGGCAGGACTTGATATTGTGTTAAGATTCTGCGGCCCTGCATAGACGGTTCCATCTGATTTGTAAACCGTATAAAATATAGGGTCAATCTCCCTTGTAAAAAATTGAAGTGTAATAGGATCTCCAATCTGTACCGGTTGATGATAGCCGCCTTTTTGAAACCATCTTTGCAATTGCTCTGAAAATAAAAAACTGTTGCGGTTATAAGTATGGTATTTCGGATCAAGCACCCTTTTGAAAGGCACAAACTGAACGGCGGAGCTTTGGGAAACAAATATCGAAGTCGGTGCCATTTCAGGTTGTTTGAATGATGTTATGTTTGCAAATATATTTAAATCTGTTTTAGGAGATAAAAGTAATTTCCATTGCTGCGTTTCATTAAGGGCAGGTTTTTGGCTTACTTCTAACGGAAACCCGTAAATATCATTGCCCATGAAAGTAAGCTGCACATGAGCATTTATTGCGGCACTCAGCAACTCCGCAAACATGGAGTTAACCTTTACGCTAAATTCTATCTCAATAGGGTAAAAGATGCGTTGCGCATCCAAAATAGTTTCATCGCTGTCCTCTGTTATGGTTACGCCGTTTAACGATCTGCTCAGGTACTTATTTTTACTTAAAGTCTGAAATATCATGTTTCCTGTAACCTGATCCATGAAGCAGGACCGCCAATACTTTTTCCATCTTTTATAAGCCGTTTTTGGCGTAACATCCTCAATATTATAAGGAGCGCCGGCTATATCAGAACGTACAATCCCCGCGGCATTTGTAGCAATATTGGGAATGCCTGAAAGGCTATCGTATTGTACCCTCTTTAAATTGTAAGCCTTTATGTAATCCGATGTAAATGTAACATCTGATGAGCTCAGCGATACAAACAAATTTATATTTGTGGAAGAAACCACAAAAAATACAATATCCCCTAATTGATAATTTCGTGAAAAGGAAGGTGCATTTGAATTAAAAGTATTTAAAGCTACTGATCCGGGGACCGTGATCGCGGTAGTTACTACGCCGTTATAAAATACCTCTGCAATAAAAGGCTGTACGCTGCCCCGCACGCTGCCCTGAATATTAAGATCAAACTTAAATCCGGTATTCGGCACCAATGAGTTAAAAGTAAAATACTGAAAGCCATACTGCACTTTTGAAACGCCTACGGTGTAAGGTTGACTTGTAGGCAGTACATTCGGCAAGGAGAGCAATTTCTGAAATGTGCCCGGCAATACAGGAATATTTACCCCCGACATATTCACATAAGAACCGATTGTAAGCGTTGCGGTGTTAATATTAGCCTCTGCGCTTATTGTAGTGCTCATTGCTATCCATATAACAGATTCAAAGGCAAATGCCTCTGTAAAGTTCTGATTGATAGAAATAGGCGTATTTACCCCGGTAACGATTATTGTTTGCGTGAATATTACCACGCCATTATGCACAACCTTAAAAGTAATGCTGTCAGGCGGCGTACCTGGTGGCTTATTAACCTCATTTACTATGCCGTTAATATTTATATTACATACCTCGGTTGCGGCATACCCGGGCAAACTAAAAACAAATATCGCAGTATCAATATTACTATCGAAATATTCTCCTTCCTGATAAAGCTGCACCATTTTTTGATATGGCACACCCGGCTGCAGGTTTACATTGGTATTTACAGGGTTGAAAGGGTCAGTAATAACTGATCGGTAATGTGCAGCAAAATAATCGTAAATAAAAACGCTTCTGTCTGTATTTAGACCAAAAAGGCTGTTATCGCTGTCATTGCGCGTGGTACTTGTTGGGGAAGCGCCTATGTTAGACCTTAATTTCTCTATACCGTATGAATCCCAACGCGTTTTACTTATTTTTTCAATTTTTTTCTCAAAAGATATTACCGGAGCTTTCATTTCAAGCGTGGTATTATATTCGTACTTACCCGCTTTCTGATCATATGTTTGCGGCGCATACCCTATGGCAATATCAGAGAAAAGATACTCCTGCGCAAATCTCCATTTAAGGTTATTTACCTCTCCCACATTAAACGAAACAGTGCTTGAATCAAAAACATCTTCAAACCGCTCTATAAATACCGTCTCCCCGGAGCCATTATGCCCAATACCAAGAGCGGCGCAAAGCGGAACGCTAAGGTCTTCAAAAAGTTCTTTTAATGTTTTTTTAATAACGGGGCCGAAAGATGTTTGTCCTACATCATTTGAATAATAATATCGCTGATACGTAGGGTCGCCGCTTGCCCTGATTGCATCGCCTGATGCAAAAGAGAAGTTCAAAAAGTCTGTAAGCAATTGACTTGTTGCCTGATAATTAAATACCTGACCGGTAGTAGAGGACTGGCGGCATATTTCCGCAATCATCAGTTTAAAAAGATCTAATCCGGATACGCCCCACGTACGGGTACTCCTAAATTTACTCTTAAAATTCAATGAGAAATTTCCTGCAATTATTTCATGGCTGTCACTTGCATCTACAGAGGTCATTTGATAAACCAAAAAAAGCTTTTCGTATGGCTGTAAAACTATTTCTGCTTCAAAATCAAACCGTGTGTCCTGCGTTATTTCAGTGAGAGGGATAAGAATAACATTGCTTCCCGGGTTCTGTGTTCTGTAATATAATTGAAATTTTACAGTTATTGCAGTATTTGGGTCGTTATCATTAAGATCGCGATTACCAACTATAATACTGCCTTTTAATTTAACCCTGATCGTTTCAATAGAATAAATATCATACTCGCTGCTTGATAATATCAGTAGATCATTAGGCACCTCACTACCTACCGGAGTGCCGCGCACAATACCATAATTATCGCCTTCATTATTAATGAATGAAGCCCCAAGCCAATGCGCAACAGGCGTAAAGCCTTTGGATGGCGTTATTTGATAGTAAAACGTATCTTCCACCAAAAGTCCATCCGTATTTACTTTTATGTTCTCGGGTATTGATCCGTCACATGGAATTTCTAAAACGGTGTTCTCGTAAGATTTCAAAAGCTGACCGATGCCGCCTTCCTGAAGGTTTACCGTAACCGTTTCCAATACCGTAACATCAACTTTACTCAGGTCAAGATTGCCTTTATAATATAATTTATATTCAGGATCGCCCGCTTGCGGATTGGAGTTATATTTAAAAACAGCAAGCGTTAATCTTACCTCTGTTCCTACTGTTGAAGTAATGAGATTTTTAATTATGTAAGCTCCGTCGCCCACAAAATCTATCGGTGTGGAAAAAGATCTGTTTAATCCGTGATAAGTAGAATTTCTGACAAATGAAAGTTGGGTATCAAGCCAATTGCCTGGTGAATCCTGTAATGACAAATCCATAGTCCCGGAGGTGATCGGGGAAGTTAATACGATTCCCGCTGCATTTCTATAATAAGCCCTCCCGGTGGGAGTATCAAGCAGAAAGAATAAAAATGTTTTCCGTGGAACCATACAAAGACAAATATACTACATTACTCAATTCTTAAAATTCTTATCTACATAAGCTCCCCACATTCCATTCACCGTTACATTCACATTCGGCATGCGCTGCTTTTTAAATACGTTCTGCGTGGCCCTGTTACCGCTTTCTATCGTATCAATGAGGTCATGCAATAACCTGTCATTATTCTTAGCTGCTGCCGCCTGATCTGCCATCTGTAAAACACCCGCCGTTGATGTTATCATGGAACTATAAAGCGCATTGTTAATGGTGTCAGATAATGGCGTTACACGGGACCCTTTCGGCAAATTATTAAGCAATAGAGGCCCTGCCGTTATATAAGACCGCCCGCCTTTTTCCTGTACCAATTCGGGCTGATAGCCGGATGTGGTCTTTTTTTCCCCTACCCACGCCGGACCCCCGGGTGCATTATCTGTTCCTTCTCCGAATGTTGGTATAGGTGCTGCAATAGCCGCGGCAAGTTCCGCAGCCCCGGTAATTCCTGCTAAAATAGCGCTTGCTGTTCTTGTCAGTGGATCACCGGTTGTTAGCGCATGAATGACTGCCAAAGCCGTTTCAGTGATAATTCGGCTTATATTAATAGCCTTATCCAGCTTTGCCTGCTTTATTTTAAGCGCTTGCTCCTGATTGGCAATTTGCTCTTTTTTAGCCTGCTGCGAGGCTTGTATCTGAGTGATCTGCGCCGCTTTCTCCTGCTCTGAAAGCGTAGAATTTTTTATATTTTCTATTTCAGCGGCAGAATTTTCATCAAGCATGCGCCTTTCTTCCTCTAATTGGTCAATTCTCTTTTGGTAATAATTATCAGCAAGTTTTTGAGCCAAAGAGAAGAACGTCTCTACTGCTTTTAATTCAATTTGGTAGTAAATATCTTTTAATGCCTGATTGTCTTTCTCATCTGCCTGCTGCTCTTCTAAGCCCAATTTATTTAACGCGGTTTGGTTTTGCTTAATACGTAATGCCGAGGCTTTTTTGGCTTCTATTGTAGATTTGCCTGATTCAACTATAGCACGGTCCGCAGATAAGGCATTTTCAATAGTTGCACGCTGTGTTTCCCTTTCAAGTTTTTCAGCTTGTTTGGCAAAGTCCTTTTTATTTTTCAGTGACTTATAAAGGCTCAATTCCTCCTGAGATAAACGTAAATTGTCTGCTGCTTCTGCTTCAGTAAGTTGTGCCATTTGACTGCTGACAAACACTTCGCTGATTTCTTTGCGTGCCTTTTCCTGCAATGATTTCAACTTTGCATTATGATCCTGTTCTAAAGCAAACATTTCATCTAAAGTCATTATACGGGTAGCCTTATCGTATTCAAACTGCCTGTTGATCAGATTTGTTTCTTCTGTGTAGTATTCAGTGAATGCAGCAAGCCGCTGATCATAAGAATATGAATCTGATTTGGTTATTTCATCGTAATATTCCTGATGAACAGAAACAATGCTTTTATTTGTTTCAAGTTCCGCAGTCAGGCGGCGCTTACGATACTCTTCCTGAACATTGAATATTGAACCCTGCAGATCCTTTTCTATTTTTAAACGATCTGCGGCGGCTTTAGATATTGCCAGCTTAGCTTCTGTGGTCAGGCTTCCATCTTCATTTCTATTCGCCGGGTTATCTGTAATCTTTTTTAAATCCGCATCAATTATTTTTTTTCGTTGGTCTGCCGTTGACCTTAATGCTGCGATTCTTTCTTGTTCAAAATTCCTGTCATCAGCAAGTATGCGTTCATTGGCATCAATTATCTTTTGTGCTTTTTGCTTTGCTGTTTCCGTTGATAACTCTAAAGCCTGCTGTGCATAATAAGCCTCCAGCTCTGCCTGCTTTATTAAAAAGTCTTTCTGTGTGGAAAAGTTGTTTAAATTAATAGCTTTTTGATCTTCAGCGGCTTTAGCTGACCTTTTCGCTTTCTTTTCAAGCAAATCAACTGTAGTAGTAAGATCAGGAACTAAATCTTTATCTGCTATTTGAAAAACACCTTTGCTTGTTTCAAAACCTGCATTTGGGTTGGTCTTTCTTTCTTTTAAAATATCATTCAACTGCTGAGCTGCTGTATTATACTCAATGGCATCAACGAGCGCAGCGTTTTGTAATTCTGCCTGCTGTCCGAATCCGCCTGTTTCAATGAATTGTTGATTTGCTGCCAAAGCTCTTTTGCTTGCTATGTCTATTTCCGTTTTTAAAATATCGGCACGGCTTTTACCTAACGCCTGCGCAAGCTGTACTTCCTTTTCTAAGCGATCAATATTATTTATAGCTTCCCCGTTTGCAGCATTCAAGTCCTTTTGAACTTCTACCAAACGTTGCGTAGCTTCTGCAAGTTCTTCAGTTTGCTTCTTAACTTCTAATTCTGTCTTACCGTAGGATAACAAAGCACTCACACCTGCAATGATTGGCTCTGTAAGTAATCCGATAACTCCCGCAAGACCAAGTCCCGGAATGATATATGCAATTTTACGTAAGCCGCTGAATAAGTTGCCGGCGGCGGAAGATATTTTATTTAAGCCATTACTTACACCTGCAGGAGAGGCATCAGCACCACCCGCACCCGGGTAATTACCAACATTCAAACGATTACGGTTTCCTGCTTCCTTTTCAAGATCCTTTACCTGTTGAGATAACCCGCTAACGACACCGCCAAGCCTTTGCCCCTGCGGAGTAGCACGTTCTGAAGCACTAAGGCGATCGTAAGCCAAAGTAAGGCGGGTGAGCGCTAAGCGCCTCTGCTCTATAGAACCTTTTTCGGCAAGCTCTTCACGCACTGTAGCCTTCAGTTCTGCGCGGGCTTCGGTTTCTAATTGCTTACGTAAAGCCTGCTGTTTGAGCATTTCTTCGCCGGTAAGCTTTATTTGCGCCTGCTCATCTTTTTTAGCCTTAGCTGTTGTTCCCACACTTACAAAATATTCTTCCTCCGCCTTATTGCGGGCAGCCTCAGCGGATTGATTTTTTTCTAACTGTAAACGCTCCTCAGCCAAAGCGCTATTCTTTAAACGCTGCGCATTCACAGCATCTAATGATGCTTGTTTGTCGCTTTGCGCCGCTGCTTTCCTCTCTGCTGCCATTTTTCGCTGCTCAAGAGCATAAGCCGCTGTTTCCCTTTTTAAATTCGCCGTTTCAAGAGCCGCTTTTTTTATTTCCAAAGATGCTGCTGCACTTTGTTGCTTCAATTCTGAGAAACCGCCGCCGCTGCCTGGCACAATTTTTAAGCCATCCAAACGCTTTGCGCTCGCTATCACCTCATCAAAACCTTTAATAATGACCATTTTGGACGCCTCAAACCGGGTTTCATCAAACGAAACTTCTTGTATATTAGCCATTATGCAGCTTTTTTATTATTTACGTGTTCGCATTCCTCAATATAATCCCTGATCATTATACATACGCTTTCCATATCGTCCTTTTCCCTGTCAATTTTTACTTTTTCTGATATGCGATTAAGCAACCGTATAAAATCATGCCGTGCATTACGATCTTCCTTTACAACACCTGATTCATCTATTAAAGCAAGGTCTTTCTCTAATTTTTCCAACTCAGCAACCTGTCTTTGTTCTTTTGCATGAATGCGGCGCAACTGCACATCTAAATCAGTTGAAGGCCATACAATCCTATGCCCGTATTTTTTCACCATGCTATACGCAGGCTCGTAAGGTTCGCCAAAAGAATTAAAGCTATGCGTTTGAATCTCTATAAATTTATCTACCGTCCAAAGGCGCGTTTCCAGGTTATAAATTGAAATAAGCAAATTCAATTGCCGGTAATTTGCCATGCCTGAAAGGTCAATATATTGCGTGTAAAGGTCTTCCCAATTATCAATGTCTTCTTTTTCGCCATTGAACATAGCAAGCATGAATCGTTTAACAGTAATATCGGCAAGCGTGTAGATCATGCAAAACGTTTCTTTAAAAGTGCGATCGTAACCACTATGGGCCATAACACAGCATATAAAATAAAGGCTGCTATACGAATATTTCTCGTTTGTGGATTGTGCTTTGAAATATGAGTAAGTATAGATTTTGAAATTATCAAACCAATGATGAGGTAAATAATTGCTATTATTGCTATTATCATTTTAAAATATTTTCAATTTTTTTTACAAATAAAGGGATAACGGTCCCAGTTGCCATTTCTTCTGCCTGATCGGGAGAAAGCCCGTAATTATCCTCCCCTATTCTATCCACCATTTTCGTAAATGTTTCTAATGGCGAAGTGGTTTTATAGGTTGTCTTCATTACCTGCGTGCGCAGAGATCCGTAAAGCTGCCCGGTGCTAAAGAATGTTACCCTGTCCGTTTCTGCACCCAATCCAAAGCCGTAAGTTTTCTTCAAATAAACCGTAAGCGCCGCATACTCATCAATCCTTTTGCGCCCGTCCTTGCCTATGCCTGCTGCTAATTGCTCCTGCTGTAGCTCTGTGATACGTTCTGAGTTATCAGATACAATACGCTGCACTTCCGTTTCCGTATCGAAATTACGCAATGCATTTGCCTTTTGCAAAAGATCATCAAGTGCCATAAGATAAAGATACAAAAAAGCCCCGCTATGATGCGGGGCTTTTTTAATGAAATTTATATCTTACGGAACAAGTACAGTATAAATCGCTCCGGTATCATAGCCTTCTACCCCGTTTGCACGAAGGATGGCAGGCGCAGCAAGTTGAATGGTGTAAGTCCCTGCACCACCCGTAACTGTTATTGCAATCTTGCCGTTTCCGTTAAGCGCAATAGCTGTAGGCGTTATCACAGTACCGTTCTTTTTAACGATAAAGTTTTCCAACTGTACAAGGCCCGGGTCAGTTGTCCCCGGGTATGCCGCAATAAGGTCAGTTCCTGCACATTCTGTTTTTACATTTATTGCAAAAACAATCGTACCATCAACGCCACCCGTAAATGCCGCTTCCGTTGCTGCAATATCCCCGATGATATTCGCTACAGGCAATACGGTATTTAATGCTGCTCCGAAGGCTGCAGGAATAGCATAAGTTACTACGCCCGTTGCTGCCGTTGCAGTGATGCCTCTGAATGCTTTAGCTGTAACCGCTGCCGCAATAGCCGTAGCAAGTTGCGCAGTAGTTTGTGTTCCTACACGGGTAACAGTACCCGAAACATCGCCTACTCCCGGAATAGTGATTTGAATAGAAGAACCTGCTGCACCTGAAGCAGTGATAGTTGTTGTGCCGCCTGTCGGAGCCGTGCCGCCGCTTGTAACCGGTGCTACCGCCCCTGTAACGTCTGCATCCAAAAGCCCCTGCAGCCCTAAAACATTCTCATCTTCGCTTGTAGCAAAAAGAGCGCTGTTCAAAACATACGCATTAGGGCTAAACGAGATCATCAGGTTGTTTTTGAAGCTCGTGGTAAATGTCGCAAGCGTAGGCGCTAAGCCTTTCAGCATATTGGTTGTGATAAAGCCAAAGGTTTGATCACCGTCCGAATTTATACCATACTTACCAACAAGGATTTGCCCTTTCAGATCAATTTCCATAAACCCATTCAGGTTTAAACGCATTAGCTTTTCAGCCAAACAAAGACCGCCTTCAATAGTAATAAATGTACGGTTGTACATCCTGTCCTTTACAAATACCTCAGCACCATTCGGCAATGTTTCTATTGTATCACTCCCGCTGCCTTCTGTAATATCATTCACCGGGGCGAAATTACCGAAAATAGGAAATATTCTTTGGCCCGGTGCCGCATGCACCTGTGCACGTAAAAACTCAGTAAGATTCCCATTATACGGTGCCGCATCAACCTGCTTTTTTGTGAATCTGAAATTGGTATTACCCAAGATCAAGCCACCTGTTACGCCAAGTTTTTTTGCGCATCCTACCGCTGTATTAACGACTGATTCAGCCGTGTCGCATGGATCGTAAATCATGTTGTTTTATTTTAATTTTTTTAACAATTTTGTTGAAAAGTGAGTTTTAAATTCTGCAATTCTATTGCATCCAGGTAATCAGTAAGCGCCTTACCTGCACCCTTAGTCCCCCAATAAAGGCGGTCCCATTTAGTACAAACAAGGTTTTTAGGGTCGCTTTCTACAATCATTCCACTTTGGCATAGCATCTTCTTGAATATTTCATAAATCGGGTATAATATAGGCTTGAAAGTCATGTCATACCTTTTTTCTGAGGTGTAAACAGCTTCAGTCATGGTGCAGATAATGATCTTTGGAAAAGTAACTTCACCATAATAACCACCGGAATTACCCAACCTTTCAGGGTAATCGTGAAAAACAAGTATAAGCGGGTATTTCTTAACTGTCGGATCGTATGCCTGTTCTTTAGTCATTTCAAGCAACCGTGCTTCAGCTTGTTCTTCCGGCTCGTGCATAAACTGTATTGCTGATCCATAAGCAACAGCTGTTTTTTCAACAACTTTTGCTAATATATCAGAAATAATTACCGGTTGCGGAATGTGTATCATAACCCGAGGCTGTTTCTGTACTCAAAGATCTTGTTTCTGTGACAACTGTAATTTGTCCAATCCGAATTGTACTCTAAATTAGCTGTGATCAATCCTGAAGGACTGAAAGTAAAATTAAAGTATTCGTTCGGCTGTGTCCCATCAGTCAAAGTAAAAACCGCTGTTTGCGGGTCCCACGTATAACCCACGTTATCTACAAGCGTTCCCTGTCCGATTCTTTCCGGGTAAATCTCATAGCCTTTAAAGTTGGGCGCTCCCGCCGTACCTTCAAAGGTAAATGATGTTTGATTTGCACCGAATCCTGTCGTTATGCCTGCCTGAAGTGTTACCGGAGCTCTGTAACCAAGTGGATTAGTGTAGTAGTCAACCTGTCCCGAAGTGCCGTAGAAAAAATTCATGTATGTGATAAATCCTTTCAGATAATCTGCCATTTCATTCCATGCATTTACCATTTTGAATACAGGAGATGCACTCACAGCATTTTGCGATTTTGTTTTCGCTTCGCCGCCGCTTACGCTATTTGTGCTTTCCTCCTCCTGGTAGCAGTAGTAAACAAAATTTGCCAACGGGGACAGTTTTTTATCATTCTGCAGCCCTATCCAATCACAATATTTTCCATCCGATGAAAATACCATTCCTTTTAAAAGCCCATAAAAATAACTTGTCTGATCCAGTGGCATGACAGCATACCAAGCAGCAAACTGAGTATATAATGACGGTCCGAGAATCTTATTCAAAAATTCGTATTGGCTGTCTGTTATAAGCGCAGTTATACGGTTCTGAACGGAACCCGTTTCGGCAATATTAGGAATACTCAGTTTGCCCTTGAAATATGTATAATCTATAAGGTTGTTCATTACTCTGAGGGAACAATTAGTTTAGCCGCAGATGTTCCTGTAACAGTTGTTGCTCCGGATCGTATAATTCGCCAATAACGGGCTGCGGTGACCTTATTCCATATTACAGTATTGGTTGCAGCGTTCGTCATTGTCAGTGTGTCGCTGTTGATGAAATTTGTACCGTTTACCGAATATGAAAGGATTGCCGTTCCTGCCATTGTTCCCGTTGCACGGGTAAATACCGGCTGAATCGTTACCATGCTATAGCCTTTTAACATAGTATAGTTCATTGTATCTATACTCGTGTTAAGGATTGCACCGGTTGGATTGGTAGCCGTGTATTTGAAAGGCGTTTGGGCCTGAGAAGTCGTGAATACCGCTACAAGAGCGATAAGGCATAATATTTTACGCATTTTTCTTTTCCTCCTTTTTAGCTTTTTCCAAAGCCTCTTTTTGTTCTTCAATTAGTTTCTTTTGATCGATCTCTTTCACATGGACTTTTGCCCCCGGTGTGTTTTTGATCTTTTCCGCAAGCGTTTTATGAATGGCATGCGTTTCCCCTTTTTTGTAAAGTACTTTTCCGTCCTTTACTTTAGTGTAATCCGCATCAAAAGTTACCATTCTCGCATTATCTAATTTCTTTCCCATTTTTAAAGTGCAAGGCTTCGGCCCTGCTGTCGTTTATGGGGCAGGAACGCCCGTAATGTCAGCAATAATGTTTGCAAAAGTGTCGTACATAACACTGTTTTCCCTGTTTTCAGGAATGAATGAAAGAAACTCCTGATAGCCACGGAATGAAGTTTTATCCTCACGGAAATCTTCGCCGTTAAGACCTCTTTCAAATACCATAGGCCCGTATGCGTAAATCTTAAAGCCAAGATCACGACCGATAACCAAAATATTTGTTGAAGGAATATCCTCTTCGTCAGCCCAATCTACCATTACACCAGCAATAAACAGTTGGTTCATTGAATTAACATAAACCAGGTTATTGTTAAGCCATTTGCCGTCTGTTGCTTTAAGGTGCATGATACGGTAGTAAACATCAGAAGAAACGAATACCATTCCTGCTTCTTCTTTGTTATACGCCATGAAAGCGATCGCTGCTATAATAGCATCAATATAATTCGGGTTTTCAATCGCATCATCATAACCAGGCGTTGCCGTGTATTGAACTGCATTTGTTTTAAGACCCAAAGGAGCAAGCGCATTCACTGCAGGATCATTGTTCAAAAGACCATCATTAATAGCCTCTCTCATTTCATCCATGAAATCTTCACGGATCCAATTCTGCAGGCTCGGAATATCTTTCAAGAGCTTATCCTCAACCGTACCGAAGATAGCAACCTTTGTTGCATCTACGCGACCCGTTGTAACCCTGAATGATCTTTTAGGTTTTGGTGCACCTGAAGCAATCCACGCAGCATGACCCGGGTTGCCTGACGGAGATGATGCATTACCAACTTCAATTTTTACCAAGTAAAGCAATGTAGGGACATTGATCGTCTGAATATCAAAGTTGTCAAGAATGAGGTTACGTTTTCTTTTTCTTTTGTACAAACGGGGATCAACATAACGGCCCGTGAAAGCTGTTGTATCTGTGTCGTTGCCACCTGTGAAAAATACCGCTTCTCCAAATGTTTCAGCCGCTTTGATACTGATCTTAGCCGCTTTGCTTGTTTTTTCTCCGTCAACAAATGTAGCTTCAACAAAAGCCTTAACTTCTGCTTCGCTTACTACTTGCCCGGCTTTAGGTGCTGCACCGCCGTTTTCTTTCCCTTTCGCTGCTTCTTCTTGTAGCTCGATGATCTGCTTGTGAATATCAGCATTAGCTTTATTGATTGACTCAATAGCCTTGCTAATATCAGCATCTTTCATTGCTTTAATGTTTTCAGCGAGATCTTTAATTTCTTTCTGAAGGGTTTCAAATTGCTTTACATCTGCCTTTTCACCCATCAATTTATTAAAGCCTTCTACCTGAATACCTATCTGCTTAATGGCTTCTTCTTCAGATAGATCACTTTTTTCTTCCTCACCGCCATCTGATTTGTATGCGGCATTTTGGAAGTTTTTCAATCCCAATCTGCGGCTTGTTAGCTTTGGCGCGTAACTGATATGCCGGGAAGGGAATTTTAATGTTCCTTTTGTCATTTTACCTTTTTTAAAAGTTCGTTTAATAATTGTTTCCTTTTTTGAGTGGTTACCCGGCTCGATGAAGTGGTTTTCCCGGCTTCAGTATTTTGATACTCCAAAACATAATCCGTAGGAGTTATAAAATTGCTTCCTTTTACTACTGCTGATCCTTCAATAATCTTCGCCTCTGTTACTGCCCAAAAATAACCCCTTGCTTCAGCAGCATCTTTATTTACAACAGGCTGAATATATTTATCCCAATTCTCTTTTTCCTGAGTATATGCAGGGCTGTCACTATTTACACAAAAGTATTCTTTCATGTACTGCATCCTTACACTATGATTCTTTACATACCCTTTTGCGTATTGGTCAAACATATACGGATTTCGGTCCTTATAAACAATACTATCAAAAACAAGCGCCTGAGTGGAGCCAGGAAGATCAAAACCTAATTCTTTCCAAGTCATTGTTTTTGTATAGGCTTTTACCTCATCAGCAATAATGCCTTTAAAAGATAATTCATGTTCCTGACAAAGGAAATGATCCTTACTTTCCTGCAAATTCTTTTTCCATATACCATCTATGTGAACGTCTGCGTGACTGTCAAACAGATTTGTAGTGTTAATAATTGAACGCACTTTGAGCATAGTAGCATTTTGGCTGATAGCCTCATCTTTTATTGCTGTACCGCGATCATCCACCGCAAAAGAAATATGAGAAAAAGCATCTGCCCTTTTCTGCTCTGACTTTCTTTGAGACGAAATTAAGGACTTGTTTTCTACAAGCCATTTTATTTGATCTTCCTTATTTTCAAAGTGTTTTATCTCAATCATTTCTTTACATCTTTATTTTTGATGCGATCTTTTATAGCTTCCTTCATGCCTTCATCCTTTGTATTTTTGGCAATATCAGCAAGTCTTTTATCAGTTGTTCCCTTGTCCTGCGACTGTGACGGTTGGTTTTGCATTCTTTGTAGCTTTAGTAAAATCCGTTTGTAAAAATTTATTTACCTCATCCAAAGGTACATCCTGATCAATTAACAAAGTAAAAGTATCTGCAATACTTTTTTTAACCGTAGCACGGTCTTTTTCAAAAACCTGATTAAACGGCAAGTGATCCCATTTTATACAGATCTTTTTCCCCTCATCAATATATCCCCACCTTTTAGCGAAAGGGTGCATAAAATCGTCTCCTTTTGGCTGCAAAGTATAACTTACATGGCTTGCCCTTGCTTTTTCCTGATTTTCATATACGCTGCTTTGGTATGCTTCTAAGACGTCACGCGGGATATTGAACATATTGCCAATAATGAAATAAGCATCCAGATAAGACTGATCCAATTTTAAGGAAGCAATATCTTCAACGAACCTTTTAATATCGATCATGCTTTTTACAGCGTGAACATCCTTATCCCCGTCAATGGTTTTTTCTATACTTTCTTTTTCTGCCTGCCCCATTGGTAGCTGAGTGGGGTTATTGAAGTCTGATGTACCGGCTACAAGGAATTTACGGGCGTAACGCAGGTTTACATTTGTTCCGTTAAGAGCTTCTTCTGAGTTGGTGATCACCTTGTAAAGTGCATCTATGCGGCTTGGAGACTTCCACCAATTTCCGATACTGTTTGTAAGATCAAAGGTATTTATAAGTTTTGAAAGCGCGAATTTGAATACCGTTCCATCCTCGTAACGGTAAATGATCTCCGTTTTCATCAGTTCATTATACTTCGCATCGCTAAAAATAAACTTATCCCGGTCCTTATCGAGGCTTACGGGCCATTCGATCTTATTGGGCTGCAGGAAATACATTTTGTTCTTGGTATTGGTAACAACATCGCTATCAATATAGCAATTTGCAGTACCCATCATGGTCCAAAACATATAATCCCAAAGAAATTGCTTCTCTGTCTGCATTAAATTAGGGTTTGCAAACCTATCAAGCGCCGGATCATTTTCTATAATCGCACCGTCCTTATCATAAACATAAATTTTGCCAAGTGAAAAGAGATCACACTGCAGGGAAATAACTTTTAAAAGAGCAGGATTTGTGAGTACGGCAAGCAGCTTTTCCTGATCTTTACCGTAATCGTTGAATACCGGAGACCCAAATAATGAGGACAGCATTTTAAACGGCATAAAGCCGTCCCAATTCTTTTTTCCAAACCAACTAAAGGGATTCCAGTTCAATACTGTTTCGTTTGGACGGCAATATACAAATAAATATTATTAAAACTTATTTTCTTGGTATTATTCCCAGCTTCTGCAGAAGCTGATAGATATATCGGGTAGGATCTATCAAGTGATTATCTACGTCTTCAGGTTCTTCAAGGACTACACCAAACCGATCTACTTTTCGTGAATAATTCTCCTGCTCATACTTTAAATTAGTACTTGATGAGGTAAAGTAAACGCGAATATTATTCAATGAATCTATACCATCAATAATGCTTCCCGGCGGCTTAATGGCTGATACAGCATATTCCCACCCTGATTGCCTGAGCGCAAGTACTTTAAGCGGGCGGTTACTGTCACAAGCAATAATTCTATCAAAAGGAATAGCAAGTTTACGGAACATCCACCTTACAATCCCTTCTTCAGTTGCATTTATTTGTGCAAGGTCGGTAGGCGTTAGTTTTGCTCTTAGCTCATTTTCACTTGTGTAGTTTCGCTCGTGCAGATACAGCCCGCCGTCATAATACTTTGCATCCAATATTCCCCACGCATCAACCGCACCCCAATCGCAACCGCTGTAAACAGGAACATCCAACGCATGGTACTTTTCATCGGGTATTTCTTCCCATGAAAATATTCTATTGGGTTTTTCAGCTTTTAAGCCTAATCCGTAAACGCTCCATTTAAATTCTGATGCGGATTTCTTATATTCATTCTCCAGGCACCGGGATAATTCTTTTATTTGACGGGTGGTAAAAGACAAAGGGTTATTAGTAATGTCGTATGCGCTTACATCCTGCTCATCAATTAGTTTTAATGTAACAACAGCACACATCTTTACGGGCTGATATGACAGTATTTTTGCCCTCTGTTCAGCGGGGCAAAAGGGATTATCTTTAAATGTTGAGTGAATCACTAAGCAACGGGGATCCTTTTCTAAATCATCTGACCAATGCCCTTTTTTTGGATTTAGGTCAAGTATCATAAAATCTGCAGTTCTTTGATCGATTTGATCTGCGGTATCTTTACTGATCTTGTAAGGTTCGTTTAACCAAGCTGCATCCTGTGTAAGGCCATGCACTGTTTCTTCATCATCTGTACCGTGAATTTCAAATGTGCTATCTGTGGAGTAGGTAAATATTGATTCTGTTTTATTGAAGTCCTGATTTTTCTTATAGCGCCCTGTTGTTTTTAGGCGTTTCAAAAAATCATTCAGCACAGTTTTTTTACAATCAGTTTTTGTGTCCCGCCAGGCAGTAAGGCGCTTACTCATATTAGAACGGGCGTACAAATCGAAAACGTCTATTATTGAAAAAGTTTTGGAAGAACGGGAACTGCCACGGTTAAGTATGTAACGATAATATCTGCCTGATCCTTTGCACCATTCGCAGTTTTTATCACTTCCATCGCAGGTTTCGCATTTACGATGTATGGCTTCCCAATTCTTTTGAAAGACTATTGTAGCTTCCACTTATTCGTCTTCATTTTCAGGCGGGACGATACTTACCTGCATAATTTGTTTTACATCATTACCCGCTTTATCAGTTTGGGCCGTAAGCACCGGCGTATAATATCCAAACATTTTATTAAGTTCAGCAAGGGCAGGTATTTTAGGATTAAATTTAACTTCTACGGTTTCGCCTACCTTTAAACGGTCTTCCCCATGTCCCTCAAATTCTTCTAAAACCTTTATGCCCGCAATAGATCCTGCAACATCATCATCAAGATCCCTAACGTTCTTCAATGAGTTATCAACAGTGTAAGCCTTTCTTATATCCAAAAATCCGATCTTAATAAGCTCATTGGCTATTTGTTCCTTGCTTACGATCACACGCTCTTTAACGGCATCAGACAGGCTTTTAATTAAGGCTTGAACATTTTCATAGGTTAACAGGCGGGAGGCGCAGGAAGTAGCTGTTTTTGGCGCATACCCGGCTTCTATAGCAGCATGAGTACCATTACCACCGTTATTGAAGTAAGCATACGCAAACAGCTTCTGCTGCTCTGTAGTGCCATCTGTTGTTTTTGCTCCTTTTGCCATCATTTCAAATTTACGCCCCCTTTCCCGAACGGCAAAAAAAAGTTTAGAAGAGTTTCGTTTGTGCGGTGTGGTTGGCGATGCGCTGCATGGCTTTGTCGAAGTAGTCTTTAGACTGTTCAATACAGATATAATTTCTGTTTTCCATTAGGCAGGCAATAGCTGTAGTTCCTGAACCACTGCAATTATCCAAAATGGTTTCACCTTCATTGCTGTAAGTTTTGATAAGATACCGGAAAAGATCAACAGGCTTTTGAGTAGGATGTATGGATGAATTTTGTGTATCTGTACTAAATTGCTGAATACTTCTTGGATAACGTTCCGTACTTTCATAAGTATAATCCTCATTCATTTGTCCGTAAACTTCTGTTTGCAATTCTTTGGAACGTGAGCTTTTTTTATTCTTATGCCCGGTTGTTTTTTGCGGGTTGTAGATACATTGGTTTTTATAGAACACACTTATAACTTCATGTACACGCATAGGCTGCTTCTTAGCGTTCAAAAATCCTGTTCCCTTTATTTTACCCCAAATAATATCATACTTAAATAGCTTCAAATTGCTCATTCTAAGATGTGAACTAAATGGCTCTGCTCCAAAAAGGATGATAGCCCCATTATCTTTTATAATTCTTTCGTATTGATTCCATAGCTTTTCAAAAGGTATTATTATATCCCAAAGGCACTGCGTTGTTCCATATGGCAAATCACAAAGGATCATATCTACGGACTTATCTTGAATAGTAGCCATAACCTGCAGGCACTCTACGTTAATCATTTCATTTTTCAGCATACAATCATTTTTAGTTTATCCAATATCGCCCTGCCTTCAAACCTCTTTAATCTCAATTCCATGCACCTCAAACATTAATTTCCGTTTTATTATGTAGGTGCTGAGCTTTCGGGTGGCTTCGCTCTTTACGTCCTCAACTACGGGTTTTCCTGTTTCAGCATCTATGTAATAAAAATCTGCCTTGTAGGTTACTGATCGTTCTTTTTCATTTTTTGGAATAAGCAAGAATACCTTTTGTGTTTCTAAATAACCGATCTTACCTGCTTTCAAAAGGATCTTTAGTTCTAAGTACCTGTTCCTTTCCTTTTTGGAATCGAATATAATACCGTCTGCTTCGGTCTTTTTGTTCTTATACTTTGCCTTTTTTAGAGCCCGCAATTCTTCGGGATCCTCAAACAGGTGCTTATTCCTCCCTGCGCAGGCTGAGTTTTTAAGATCTGATATAGTAAATGACTTACGCATTGTTCCACTGTGTGTTTGAATAAACGGCAGCGGGCCGTACGAAATCCTTGGTTTCCTGTTTCACAGTTATCGCGTTCCGTTTAAGAAAAGTATCGATCACGTTTTCTGCCGCTTTCCTGCTACCTAATGCAGCACGGGAACCTTGTATGTAAAATATGCCGGTAGGGTAAATTCGCACATCAAAACCTTTGTAAGTGAAGGATCTTGTTTCAGGTTTTATGCCACCGAATTTACGGGGCACAAGAACATCTTCCACATCATTCATTGAAATTTTAAGCATGGCGCTTATTTCACGGTACTTTAGCCCTTTTGAACGAAGTTTTTGAACCTTAGCTGATATTTTAGGGGAATGTATCATTATCTTATTTTTGCCCGCGCATGTCTTCGCCTTTCAGGTAAACAATGTTGAACATATCCTTAATTCTGCTCCGCACCCGAAACCCGTATTTTTTTTCAATCTCATCAAAAGAAAGGTTTGTACTGATCACAATGTTTGAATAATCGGTTTTATTTAGGTAATAAAGCTCAATAAAGTCTTTAAGCCAAAATATCTTTGTGCCGTAGTGATTTATAGGCGTTTGCTCGCTTCCTACATCATCCAGGTAAAGTATTTTTTTGAGCAATGGTTCAAAAGATCCTTCTTCTTTTACCGATTCTGAAATTTCAATCAATGAATAAATACTGATTGGTTTGTATTCATTATGCTTTAAACACTCGGCTATAAATGTCTTACCCAATCCGCTAACGCCTCTTATTAGCAAGCCTTTGCCAAATGAATATTTTAATTCAGTCTCAAAACGGGGGTCTTTGCTCAAAAAATAGCACCATGTTTTTATTAGGTGTTCAGTATGATCGTTGTAAATAAACTCTTTTCCGTAAATGGACCACGAGGCATTTTTGATAAAAGAATAAAAAGCCGCAGCTGTCCATTTTTCTTTTAATTCTATGGCTCTTTTCTCATTTTCCTCTTTTTCTTTTATCCTACGGTCTGTTTCCCATAGTTTCCGGTGCTTATTACCGTTCGCTGTTGCCAATACTTCCTTTTCGTTAATTTCTTTTGACCAATCTTTAGCCGCTATACTTGCTTCAGTCTCTCCTGCAAGCTGCCGGCGCTGCAGCCGATTCCATACAAAGTGATCTTTTGCGCGTTTTATGGCGTGTTCGATTGCAGTAGCCTTTTCCTCCTCTGTGAGTATATCTTCAAGGGCGGTCGTCTGCAATAGTTCTTCCGGGGTTAGTTTCAGTGCCCTTGCCATTGCTGCCTGTATTGATTCCATTTTTTTCATTTTTTAACCAATTTGAAATGTAAGAAGGAACTAAGTTCCGGAAATTTGTAATAGGGCTTCCCCTTATAAACCACCCTGTACTTTCATTTTTATTATAAAAACTCTCTGCCATTTCCACTGTGCCGCCACTACCTAAGAAATGCATTTTTACCTCTGAAGCAGATGGTATTTTAGGCTGTCTGAAAAGGTTTGAGTGCTGCAAATCATTTTCTTTTTTTGCGGAACTTTTTTCTTTTTCTTCTTCTTTTGGATTTTTAGGTGAATTTTCTTTTGGATCAGCGGGCGTATTACTCTCTCTTACAGTATCATTTACATTAACAGTTACATTAGCATTTACATTTACAGCTTCGTTTGCTTCGTTTTGCTTCGTTTTGCTTCGCACTTCACCGCTTTTAATACCGCCTAATTTACCTGCAGCTGACCTTCCGCTCTTAGTTTCACGCCATTTTTCAAGATCACGCTTCATTTGTGCTTTAATCGGCTCAAAGAGTATTTTGGTAATCTTATCAGGTGGTTCGGGGTTCAGGTCGTTTACGTACCTAAGCATGTGCTTAAATAATACCCCTGCCTCACTATCATCTAAAGCCTCAATAGTACCTATAAGGTCAGCGTAAATAATGAATGATTTTTTACTTTGTGCCATTATGAAAAAGGATTATAAGAATACATTTCTTTTTTTGAAATATTGCAGGTAAAAACGGTCTTTTTACTTTCATAATAAATTCCGTCATAATGCTCCTCAGAACGTATTAAATTTTCACAGAAATTAAAACAAGCGTGTTGGTTATTTGGATTGTATTTGCACCATTTTTCATGCTTAGTCATATCCCCTTTTCTAAACTGTTTTTTTTTGCAAAAGTCGCAATGAAATACATCCTGTGTAGTTATCTTCATAAAAATAAAAATGCCTTATCGGATGCTTCGTTTAAGAGGGGAAAGGTTTGCACCGATCCAAGTTTACGAAACGCCCGATAAGGCGCTTTTAAATAATTTTATGTCTTAGCAACGCCTCTTACTTCGTTACTCAATGCAAAATAAAACTTTATTCCGAACCTACAAAACTATTTTTCTTTAAGAATATTATTGTCTATTAGCCACATTTTATAAGACAATAGAAGGCCATCAAGGCTTAATATGCTATTCCCGTCAGGAGTTTGATATATAAATACCCCGTGCTCATTTTTAGAATATTCTTCCTCTTCTAAAAATTTTCTTTCTGACTTAAACATTTCTTCAAAATTCATATTATTAAATTTAACTTGTTGAGTTTTTATAAATCCATTTACCTTCATTTCTTCCGTGCGGGCCGGTAACGAATAAGCCGGTATTCTCCAACAGATCTTTTTTAGTCAGGTTGGTTATTGACCTGCGGATGCTTGTTTTTAAATACTTATGCCCCGCTTTTAAGCAAAGGTCCTCTACCTCTGACGGGCTGAAAGAACGATTGCAGTTTTTGAAAATCAGTAGTATGGCATCATCCTGCTTTGCCGCTTCCGCTACCGCTTTTTTAAGGTCATTGCCGCTTAGGTGTGTGGTGTTATGGTACATGGTTTTATATTATACTAAGTCTTTCGTTATTGGCTCAAAGCGTGATACATCAAACATAAACATAGGGTTAGGTCTGCTTTTAACATTTAAATACCATTTCCCATTTTTATTGGTCCATTGTGTTACTTCTTCAATATCACCTTTATTAAGCGAACTTTTATCGGTAATTACTTTTACAAACTTTGGAAGTTCATCATATTTTCTTTCTTCCCACGATTCAAGTTTTTTAAATAAGTGAGGATACTTGTCAATATTAGGTTTATTGGTAGTATGTTTTTTACCATTATTTTCAAAAGAGAAATAATCTGGCAATTCTTCTGTTAAGGTTATGCCAACCCATAATATATTCCCTGGATAATCCGCTATCACTTTGTATCTCAGTTTCAAAAGTTCTTCTGTATTCATAATTTAATTTTTACAATTTTATAAACCCACGGGACCGGCTGCATCCTGCAGTAATACTTTTCACCTAAAAATATCTCCCATTCCTGCTTAGGCTTTACCCAAACTTTAGGCGGATCAGGTATTCGCTTCTTCGTTGCCATCGGGGATAAATCTACTTTTAGTTAAACCTAATTGATCAGCAAGCTTCGGGTGATTCTCTTTTGACAAATTACACGCATTGCACGCCCTGCGTAAGTTGGTGCGTTCCAAAAGGTTCTTCGAAGTTCGTTTTTGTATATGATCAAGCCCTTCCGCGGCACCCGTGCACACTCCCGGTATCTTCATTTCGCACATCTTATTTTCAGAAAGCATTTCCTTTACTATTTTCCTGTACTCCACCTGCATCTTCTGCCGCTTATCTGATAAAGGCTTTATATTTACCGGTTTCTTTACGGGAACGGACCGTCGAGATTCCCGCCTTTCGTCTTGCTTATCGCTCCATGAATATTTACCCATTTCTGAAATAGTTTTGTAATTGTTTTTTCAAATAATCAGAATCATAAGTAACCGTCATTCCCTTTTTATATTCGCCTTCTGTGTACTCGTAAACATGTATTTTACCATGTGATGATATAAGTTTCAACTTAGTGCCGTCAGAGGTTATATGAAGGTTATCCGGCGGCTTAAATAGTTCTTCTGAAACAGATTTTTTAGCTGTACTGCGCAAAGGTTCTTTCTGATTTAAGGCTTGAAATAATAGTTCTTATGCAATCTGCGGCATGCACCGCTGTCCTGCTGCATCGCTCTGCAGTATCGTAAACCTCGCCAATTTCGGCACATTGAGCGTCTACGTAGTCTTTCCCTTGCGAAGCCGAAAAATATCGCTGTGACGCTACCTGTGATGCCGCCAAACTATTATATGCCTTAACCTTTGCATCCTTATATATTTTATTCCACTCAGCCATTAATGTATTAGCCCGTGCCATATATTGGGTAAGTTCAATTAAATATACGTGCAGCGTAGCGCCGTCCTGAGCCATTTGCTTATCAAAGGTTTCTATAGCATATAAATAGCTGTGGAGTTCTTTTAGTATTTCCTTCATAATTAAAGTGCTGCTGAAGCCTCGTTTACAAGTTTTTCCTTATCAGATGCCGTAAGTAGATATTTGTTTTCAATTTGAAGTATTGTAACAGTTCCTGATGAAAGCGATTTTACTGCATCCTGCCATCCTTTATGATTTGGAGTAAAACTTTCCTTTTTTGCCGGTCCGGTTTTATTTTGCGGAGGCTTGCTTGCTGCATTGCCATCATCATCTTCATCTATATTAAGCCCGAGAATAGCAGATAAAGCGTAGCGCCTTTGGTACGTAATAACCGATCCTTTGCCTTGCGGATCATCTTTAATTGGTTTCATTGTATAATCTGCTGAAATATATTCGCCACTTTCAGCATGCATTAAAATTGTTGTAAGACCATATTCCCCATTAGGCAACTGAGAAAATGATAGGTCACACTCTGATAACGGAACGGAAACCGCGTCCAGGATATTTGAAAGGCTTGCGTACTTGCTTTTGAAGAACGGGTTAGTAGCATCTTTCTTTACTGTTTCTACTTTAAGATGGAACATTGCCAATGCTTTAGCTAATTGCCCTATCGTTTCTGATTTTTGCATTTAAAAAGTTTTTATTATTAAAAATCAATTCCTTTGCCGGCTAAATACCCTTTTTCAATTTCTGAATCTTTGGCAAGCCGTTGCCTTCTGTCTAATTCCGTTTCAGGAACCACACCTTTATTTAAAAGTATCTGCTTCTCTTTCCATGCCGGAGGATCTCGTTTTTCTTTGCGTGTCCTCGGCATATAGCTGTCAGGCTCCTGCAGGGAGTATAGGTAGGCATCGCGGGAAGTGTTACTCATAGTAAAAAGTTATAAATTTAGTGAAAGGCTTATGCATATTCCTATAATAATAAGTAAAATATTTAATAGGCAACCTATACCTTTTCCTATTCTCGTATAACCTGTATCGGTTTGTATTTCTATTATTTCTCTTGGCATATTTTATTTTTAAGGCATATAATTTTGCATATTATCAATCAATGTCTGTCTTTGTATGTTATTTGAAAATGATTGGATTCTCCTTCCGGTATTTTCAAGTGCGATTAACCTCCAAGCGTATTCTTTAAAAATAACAACATATAATTCTCTCCCGTTTGCAGACTTTACAATATCATTTTCATAAATATCATTGTCTATTTTATCTTTTGCTCCTGTAAATTGGCATACTGATCCATTAATTATTAAAATACCATCAATATAATAGGCGATATAAGGATGGTGCACAACCTTAATATTCCCATATATCCACTTTTTACCAAAAACAGACAACCCCTTGAATTTAATTTCTCTATACATTATTAATTATAAAATCTCCCCACTGCCTTGCCATTGCATCTGCAATACCTGAGAATGTTTTTGATCTGCTTCTTGCATTTCCTTGCATAAACCATTTAGAGTGCTTGTGCCCCGTCGCAGGATATCTTACAAATTCTCCCTTATCGACAATATCTGTAGGTTTAAGTCGTGGAAGGTTTTTAAGCCAAAGTCCTGTGGCTTTTTGATGCTTGTGCCCGAATTGCCAAGGCTGTATTATTTGCGTAGGTTTAGGCATCCTGTAAATTTCCTGTGGTATAGGATTTTCTAAGGCAATATAATCGCAGTTGGCATTTCGTATTTTCATAAAGAAGGCCTTGGCCAAAACTCCTTTTTTAGCTCTGGTTATATTTAGTTTTCCTTTCGGATAAAGCCATCTTGCCCCCGCTTTACTTAAATAAGTGCATGGAGGGTGCCCTATAATTAAATGCCAAGGCATTTGAATAGCTTCTAAGGCATCTGTTTTAATATGCCATTCCGGATGTCCGCCGCTGCATGGGATAATATCGCAGGAGAACGCATTAAACCCAAGCGCTCTAAAAGCCTTACATACCGTTTGGCTTTCTTCGCAGGCAATAAGAACATTTATTTCTGATGGGTTACGCATGCTCTACCTCCTTTCCTTTATAAACGGCAATCAACTTCAATTTTATAACATACTTACTCATGCATGTGCCATTTTAAATTTTAAAAATGCTATGCGGCACTTTGTAGTGTAGTATGCCGCTTGAGCAATACCTAACGCCTCTTTGATAAGATCGCTTGCAGGGTTGTAGCTGTACAGCTTTTTGAGTTGATGAAAGTCATGCGTTACTGCCGGCATTTCTTTTTCGTACTGTTGTAGTAATTCGGGGATATTCATTTTGAAAGTTTTAGTGATCGGGGCAGGATTCGAACCTGCAAATGGAAATGCTCTGTTATTCAGTACCATCATATGAATGAAATTGTGCATTGCGTATAACCAATTCCGCCACCCGATCGGTTTTATTTTTTATTTGATTTTATTTTTTCCTTTGCAGCATCATCAAAGAATTTTCCAATATTATTCTCTGTGCCTGCAACTATCTTTGCAACTTTAGCGTGAGTTTCTTTTGAAACCTTTATTGTCTTTGTTTCTTTCATAGTGTAAAGTTACACATTTCTACCACACTACCAAAATTATTTTTAATTTATTTTCGACACCCTGTTGCAATACGTTACAGATGATCCAAACAATATTTATTCATTTCTTTTTTCAGCGCATTGTAGTTAGCCTTTATGACTTCATCCTGAGTTATCAAATTTCTCATCAGCTTAACCGAATGCATTACTGTAGTATGATCCCTACCACCTATACAAAGTCCTATATTTTTAAAAGTATATCCTTGCGCTTTTAAATATAGCATCAGCATTTGCCTGGGAATAGTTACTTTCCTTGCTTTACAGGGATTTGTAATTTCCCTTTTTTCTATTTTAAAGTAATTTGCAGTTATAGATATAGCCTGATGAATAGGTATTTTATTACCTACATGCCTGACCTCCAAATTGCATATACATGGCTCGCAGTTCACAACTCAATATTTTCAACTTCTTCCTGAACCAACCTGTAGAAGTTAATTAATAAAATAATCTGAGAAGTCAACGCAAGATCCATGAGCCTTTTTGCAGCTACCCTACAGGCTTCTTTACATTCTGACGGTCGGGCCGTTACCGGCATTGCTTTAAACATATCCTGCGCATATTCGGCAGGGCTCATTGAGTTTTCCATTTACTTTTTATATTTTAGGAGTAATAATATTATTGTTCTGAGAGATTCTTTCTTTTTCCTGCGTGCTGTTGAGTTGGATGGCATTGTTTATTTATTTAGTTCTTTTATTAGTGCATCGGCTCCTGCAAGAGCTATACTTGCACACATTTCAATTTCTAACGGAGTGCTATGCATATGGGGTAGTAATTCAGCCATATTTCTTGCTGCTAATTCCTGACGTATGGTAAGACCGGTAGCATCTTCTTTAATAGGTGAATTTTCTTTGATCGGCATTACCGGTTCATCTCCTGTTATTTTATTGGTCATGGGGGTTTAGTTTTGGAGTGTTATTTTTTCAATCTTTGCCATCATATGATCACAAAGACTGCTTTTATCAATCAGCGATAGCATTAAAAAACAATCCCTGCACTCTTTCAACAATTCAAACATTGTATCTGCATTTACTAAAGCCTTAGAAATAATTAAATCTGTGTCTCTTTCTTCATCAGGAGGGACACGCATACTAAATTTAGAAGGGTCTTTACATAATTCAGAAAGCGTTTGATGAGCCTTTTCGTTTTGTTCTTTAAATGTATTCATGTTTTAAGTTTTTATTTTTTGTATTGAGCGGCGTATTCTTCCATAGCGGCAAGGGTATTACTATTTAATCCTCACTAATTACTACGCATTCTATTTCCGGGCAATCTTCTTTTTCTATGCCATCTGCATAGAATATTATTCCTTGGCTACCCACAGAACCTGCAAGTCCAAAAGAAAATTCTGTTTGTCTTTCTGCTAAGAAAACATCCATATTATCCGGATATTTTTTAAGTTCCGTTATCATTTGTTTTACTGTCATCTGTCATTTTTTTATTTGTAAAGAAATCATCTAATAGCTTTTTGCATTTTCTACATCTCAATCCTCCTGTGGAATAATCGTAGTATGATTTATGATTACAATTTTTTACGGGAGAGGAATTTTTCAATTTCATTATTTATTTCAATCTTTTCGTGTATGCCTTGATTTTCGTAAGTGTCGCTCTCAGTAACAACCAATAAAAAATCTCTGAGATCATTAATATCAAAGTACCATCCCTTTTCCGCTGCGCTTGTTTCTTTCCCCTCTACGCTTGTGGGTGGAACTTCTTCAAGCCATTTTACAATTTGCTCTTTGAATAATATTCTACTTGTAACATGAGACGTTAGATTAAATATTGTTTCATTCCCATCAATGTTGATACAAAAAGATCTTCCAAATTCAGGTAGCCTTTCAGTGGTATTTACCCATCTATACAGTTTTTGTAATTTAATTGAGTTAACGGGAATGCTTGTCGACGTGAATTGAACTTCTGCAAGATAATAACCTATCCACGGAATTTTAAGGCCGCCTGACCACCATTCTCCGTTTCTAAAAGAGTGAATACCATCTCTTACCATACCTAT